TGTATGACGAAGAAGCCGAAGAATATTTCAAACAATAGCGTTTAGGTGCAATCCCGCGCAATCGCAGCCCACCAAATACGCACATGCTGCGCGGACTGTTGCAACGATGGCTCGGCCACTGGGGAACGCACGGCGTTCTCCTTCCCACGAGTTTCGACTCGGTGGGCATGCCCACGATCACGCCGGGCACGGCGCTCGCATATACGCCTGTCTACCGCGCGGCTTCGCTCATCGCCAACGACGTGGCACGTGTGCCGCTCGACGTGAGCGAGCGCACTGCAAACGCGTTGTTGCAGCAACCGAACCGCTGGCAGAATGGCTTTGAGTTCCGCCGCTCGCTCACGATGCAAGCGTTGCTATACGGCAACGCGTTCGCGGTGATTAACAGAACGCTCGGTGGCGAGTTGCTCGAGTTGTTGCCGCTCGACATTGAAAGCGTGTCGCTCGATCTCACGAAGCCCGAGCCCGTTTACAAAACGCGGCTCTACGGTGAAGTGCCGATGTCCTCGATGCTGCACCTACGTGCCGTCGGGCTCGACGGCTTGTGGGGCGAATCGCCAGTGCGACTTTGCCGCACGTCGTTGAGTGTTCTTGCTTCGCAAGAGCAAGCGCAACTTGAGGTGATGAAGAACGCTGGAAATCCAAAGATTGCCATCGTCGCGCAAGGCCCGATGGGCGCACCCGCGCGGCAAATGGTGGTCGAGGATTACATGAAGCATCACGCGGGCGCCGCGAACGCGGGCAAGCCGTTGGTGCTCGCGGAAGGCATGAAGGTCGAGCGCATCAGTAGCACGCTCGATGATTCCGGAATTTCGGCCGCGCGTCGTTACAGCGTCGAGGACGTATCGCGCATCTATGGCGTTCCGACTTCCTATCTCTCCGAGCACAGCGCCAACGCCTACGGCTCGATGGAATGGCTGTCACGCATGTACGTGGACGCGTGTTTGCAGCACTGGTTCAGCACGTGGGCGGCAGAGATCGTCGCGAAACTCGCACCGTTCGGCTCGGCCACGTTTGATAGCGACATGATCTCGCGCCCGTCGCTCGCCGAGCAGATGGCTGCACTTCGCACTGGCGTCGAGTCCGGCGTAATCACGCGCAACGAAGCGCGTGAATACCTAAACCTCGCCCCGCTCGACGGGCTCGACGAGCCCATCATCGCCAAGAATATGGGCACGGGTGGCGGCACCACCAACCTCGGCAGCGACACGAGCGCAGGAGATATTGATGACTACGCTTGAACGTCGCAGCGTCACAATCGGCGCACCAGCGGGCCGCACGTTGTCGGGCCTTGCAATTCCATACGGCAAGTGGAGCCGCGAAATCTCCGAGCCGTTCAACCCGCAGTTCCGCGAGCGAATCACCCGCGGCGCATTCGGCGACCTCGCGGGCGCTGATATCAAACTGCTATTCAACCACAACGCAAGCGCGTTGCTCGCTCGCACGCGCAGCGGCACGCTCACGCTGAACGACACTTCGAGCGGGGTGCGGTTTACCGCGGATCTCGCCGAGACAAGCGTTGGCAACGACGTGCGTGCGCTGCTTGAACGCGGCGACCTGAGCGGCGAAATGTCGTTTGGTTTTTACGTCGATCGCGACGAATGGAACCCGCGACGCACTGAACGCACTGTCACTGCCGCGCGGCTCGTTGAGCTCAGCGTGGTTGTTGACGCTGCATACGGCGACAAGACCTCATCGAGCCTGCGGAGTGTTTCCGCGGCTGCCATTGAAGCCGCGGCGCTGCGGCTCGAGATTCACAAGCACAGGATGAATAGCCATGTCTGAAGAGTTGACCAACCTCGAAAACACCGTCCACGAATATCGCAAGACCCTCGATTCGTTCGCCGCTCGCACTGGTGCAAAGACGCACCACGTCGAAATCCGCGGCAGCGGCGAAGAGCGCGAGAAGATCGCGCGTATCGATGCTGACCTCGACGCTGTCGAGCGCATGAATCAAGACCGCCTCGCGCTTCGCGCAGCGCAAGAGCGCCTCAAGCAACTTGAAGAGGAACGCTCGCAACCGCAGTTCCGCGGCGTGGTCGCACGTGCAGACGTCAAGCACGATCTCTCGAGCCCTGAGTACGCGAAGCGTTGGCTCATGGCGGTCGCGCGTGGCGATGCCGCAGAAATGCGTAACCTTGCAACCAGCACAAGCGGCGCAGGCATTCCAACTGACATGGAACGCCGCATTGTCGAGAAGATGTACCAAGCGAACGTGTTGCGCTCGATCGCTCCCGTGTCTTCGATTGACTCGAAGCGCACGATTACTGTTGAAGGTGCGCTACCCACGTCGGCGCTTGTGGTGGAATCGGTCAGCGGTACACTTGCGACCATCACACCTTCCAGCCCGACGTTCGGCACTGCAATTAGCGTGACGCCGTACAAGTACGTGTGCGCTACGCAGATGTCGCAGGAGTTCATCGAAGACGCCATCGGTCAAGGTGGCATCGGCAGCGGGCTCGATTGGGTCGCAAGCCGCATCGGCCTTTCGCTCGCGTTAAAGATGGAAGAGGCGTACACCGTCGGCACCGGATCTAGCCAACCGGAAGGCATCGCGGGATCGTCGGCTGAAGCGAAGTTGGAAACGCTCGGGCAGCGCACCGACATCGGTGGCGCCGTTGAAACCGTAACCGCCGACCATGTCATTGACACTGTGCACCTTGTTGCGCCGCAGTACCGCAACTCGCCGCGGTTCCGTTGGCTTCTCTCCGATACGTTCGTGCGCGTCGCTCGCAAGTTGAAGAACAGCGTCGTCACGAGCGGCTCTACCGAATACATCTGGACGCAAGCGCAATCGAACGCTGGCACGATGGTCGGCGGCGCTCCCGGTTTGCTCTACGGTGTGCCGTACTCGATCGGTCAGTACGTGCCGACCGCAAACACCGATGAGAACATCTTCGCCGTGGTCGGCGACTTCAACTACTTCGAGATTTTCGACCGCACTGGCATGACCTCGCTTGTGGATCCGTACTCGGCGGCAGTAAATCACATTGTCACCTTGTACACATACGCGCGAACCGATTCCAAGATCATGCTTCCGAACGCGTTCGCTGCGATCACGGCCTGAGCATTTCTTACCTTTCGCTCGCGCTGGGGGGAAACCCCCGGCGCGGGTTTATGGCAGTAACACTCGCAACCGTCAAAGCGGCGCTGAAGATCGACTACAGCGACGATGACACCGAGCTCACCCGGCTCATCGGTGTCGCTACGTCGTGGGTTGAGCGCTACACAGGCTTGGCGCTCACCCAATCGTCACGCACGATGTACTTGCGAGATTGGAAGCGCACGGTGTTCGCGGTGCAGCCGTACGTATCGCTTACGTCGGTGACGTACACGAGCACTGGCGGTTCAACGGTGACGATGACGAGCGGTACCGATTACTGGGTGGACTTGTCGCAGGATCTTGCAGCGCTCGAGTTCCTTGACGAGCCCGCGATGAAAGATGGCACGCTCGCTACCGTCACGTACGTCGGCGGCTACTCGACCGAACCAAACGAGGTGGTGCAGGCCATCGTGTCGTTGGTCGGCCTGTACTACAACAATCCCGAAGCTGCGCAGCCCGTTGCGCTGTCGGTGGTTCCGCTTGGCGCTCAGTTCATGCTTGAACACTTGCGAGTGCGGGGGCCGTTCCGATGATCTCATCGGGCCTCACGCGTTTCCGATTGCTCGTGCTCCGCGCGTCAGGCAATAGCCCCGACTCGCTCGGCCGCCGCGCTACGACGTTCACCAACGTCGGCACAATCGTTTGCGACGTGCGCGAATCGGCGCCGGTTGAAACGTCATACGGCGACGGAGTCGCGGTGGTTGGCGCGTATGAAATTCGTACGCGTTGGCCGAATATCGCGCGCTTGACTGTTACCGCGATTGATCGTTTGCAGTACGGCACGAAAGTGCTGCGCATTAACGGTATCCGCGACATGGATCAAAGGCGGAGGGTAGCGGTCATCGACTGCACCGAAATCGCATGAGCGCCACTTCACTCACCAGCGATATCGTGAGCACGCTCGAGTCGCAAACGAGCGCGGGGCGGCGCGTGTACTACGGCACACGCTTGCAAACTTCGACGCTGCCAGCAATCACGTTTGAGATTCAGTCAGGCACGCGCGTCGCGCTCGGAAATCAAAACACGCTGTCTGCCTATGACGTCACGTTTAACGCGGTTAGCGACGATGTGAGCGCAGCCACGACGCTAGACGATGAGATCCGCAACAACGTCGTACTCCTTGCGGGCGCCACTGTCATTTGCACCCAGTACGGAACCGTGCAAGAACCCGTCGCCGAAAACGGCGATGAGGCGGGCCTGTACATCGTCACCAGTCAATTCACAATCTATCAGGACGGCCCCTAATGCCATCACCCACCACCTCAGCAAGCGTCAAATTGGGCTCCGCAACCATCGTCGACGTGAGCGCCGCGACTGTCTCGGTCACGCGTCAGCAAATTGACGTCACCGCGATCGGCGACACGCACAAGCACCACGTGCAGGGTTTCCTCGAGGGCACCGTGCAAATTGAGGTGTTTTACGATTCGGCAAGCAATAACGCCGACATACTCACTGGCATTTCGGGCGGCTCAATTATCAACGAGGCGGAGGTAATTTGGGCTTCGGGCAAGTCAATTAAGGGAAAGGCATACGTGCAGGAGGCATCGCTCAGCGTTGCACCGAATGACGTCGCACGGTTGACCGCCACGCTTCTCTTCTCCGAAAACGCTATTACAGTGGCCCCATGACGCCTTCAATCGTTGACGCCTTTCTCTCCCGCCCTGCTGTCGTGCAGTTCGACGGCAGGGAGGTTTCGCTATCGCGTCCGACCGTGGCGCATTTCATCGCAGCGCAAGACGCAGAGTCTCGCGGCGAGTTCATGCCCGCCTGGTACGTGTGGCAGCACGTGCTCGACGAGAACGGCCGCCAGGCATTCAAGTCGATCGAGTACGTGAAGGAAATCTGCAATGCACCGATGGTGATGCGACTCGCTCGACTGATCGAGCCGCTTTACCTGGAGGGCTTGGACTTGCCAGCGCCGCACGCGAAATCCTGAGTGCGGCGGAATTGAAGGTGCAACTAGATACCCCGCTCGCCGTGTTTCTTGCCCTTCGAGGGCACAAGGCCTTTTCCCATGACATCGCTTCCAAATTTCAAAAGCAAGACGTTTGCAGTTGGATGCGAAATAGACGCGAAAGCGCTCGAGCAAATCAACCATCGCCTGTTGCAACTCAGTGAGAAAGACGCGCGAAACGCGATGCGCCGCGGGTTTACTAAGTGGGGCAAGTTCACCAAG